ATTCTTCAATGGTTGAATTTCTATGAAACATTAAAAAAATATGAAATTGATCACAAGCGATCTTCCGGAGCTTATGTCTGGACCATTACGATGGAGGATCCGAAAGCATTTCGGCTATGGCTGGGCCTGACCGATGAGGACAAACGAAAGACCGGGATCATGGCCAAAAAGACTCCCGGGGGAACGTTAGTATTGCCTCCGGGCATGAAGTTGGCTGTGGTGAACCCCACCCTTCCGAAAATCTCAGAAGCGGATACTGATATCTTACATATGGTTACGTCAGGATTGAACGAAGCAGAGGACGTGACGACCGGTCAATCAAAGGGGACTTTTGCTTCCGTAAAGGCGTCCAGGGGGCCAATGTCTGACAGGATTTCGGACGAGGTTGCCTATTTTCAGGCATATCTTCGTTATGACTTTTGGGGAAGCATTTTTCTTTTAAAATCATTGTCAACTGGTTTCCCGCAATTCTTCGAAGTGGAAAAGGCAGTAGGATGGAAAGATTCGACTGGGGATGAAAAAAGAGAAGCAATATTCAAGAAAGTAAAACAAAAGCCGGAGCAATTGATTGATATCAGTGCTCCCGTGACTGAGATGGTTGATGTTGAAGCAAGGGCTAAAGCTTACTTAGGCGTTAAGCATGGTTCGACCTATGACACGTTAGGAGTTCCCAACAAGATAATAGCCGAAAGAATGGGAATAGGCCATTACGGGAGAATGCGGTTGCAGCAGGCCGAGGAAGAGAAGAAATACCCGAAATTGCTTTTAACTGTTGACGATGAAAGTAGGCAGGAAAAAATTGAAGCTGAGCCGGGAGGAGTTCATGATTGAGCTCTCACCAGGAGAAGTTTTTGGGGGAACCGTTACTGTCTCAACAGCGATTGTTATGGTTCTTAAAAGATTTGGTTTTCTTTACATCGGTAAAAAGAGTAGCGCAAATAGTTGCCCAGATTCAACTTGTCAACAAGAACAAAAAGGCCTTGTCCAGGCACAGGAAATCATGCAAGCAGACATTGCCGCTATAAATGCAACTTTGAAAAAAGATATCTTCCCAAAACTAAACAAGACGGCGGAAGACACAGCGTTCATTCGGGGTAAAATTGAAGGCATGCAGCATAAGGAGGGCCCATGAAAAGCTTACCTGAACTGGCACAGCAGTCTTTATGGGGAATCACACCGGACATGCTCAAGGTGATTGATGCAATTCTCCAGGACCATGCCGAAGGATTGAGGCTTGATTCAGCGGAGATTCAATCTCGGCTTGGACATAAATTAGAAAATACTTATTCCGTTCGAGTGCAAGACGGCGTGGCCATTATTCCCGTTCATGGGGTTCTGGCAAAGAGGATGAACTTATTTGCCATGATCAGTGGCGGGACTTCTACTGAAATCTTAATGAGTGATTTCCAGGATGCTCTTGGCAACGATGAGGTTCAGTCAATCCTACTGGATATTGATAGCCCTGGAGGGACCGTTGACGGGACACAAGCTTTGGCTGGCCTGATTTATCAGTCCAGGGGTGAAAAGCCTGTCATAGCATTTGCCAATGGTCTTATGGCATCGGCTGCGTACTGGGTTGGGTCGGCTGCAGATCAAATCATTGCCGAAGAAACGGCGGCAGTTGGATCCGTTGGCGTTATCTCGATGCATTATGACTATTCGGAAGCGGACAGAAAAGAAGGCGTTAAGAGGACGGTCATCAGTTCCGGCAAGTATAAAGCGATCGGCAATGATACTGAGCCTTTGTCAAAGGAAGGTGAGCAATACATTAAAGACCGCTTGGATTATCTCTACAGTATTTTTGTCAACGAAGTTGCCAGAAACAGAGGTGTTGACACTAAGGCAGCTTTAAATATGTCAGAAGGCAAAATTTTTATTGGTCAGCAGGCAATGGATGTTGGCCTTGTTGATCAAATAGGAAGTTTTGATGATGCGTTTAATATCGCAAAGGATGGCGAGAAAGGAGGTAAGGATAAAATAAATGCAAATTCTAACCAAAGTAAAGGAGGTGAACAAGACATGAACCTGGAAGAAATGAAAAAAAAGGACCCCGAGGGTTTTGCTGCTTTAATGAAAGAGGCCGAAGGTAATGTGACTTCCGATTTGACTATCAAGTTTGATACGGAAAAAACGGAGCTGGAGACCAAGCATCAGGCAGAGAAAGCTGAGCTTCAGGGAGAAATCAAGAACAAGGATGAGCAGGCCGAAGCCCTGGAAAAAAGGACTCTGGCCCTGGAGAAAAAGGATGTTATCCGGGAAGAGGAAACTTTGGAAAAAGGTCGCACGGACGCGGCAGAGAAGATCTGGACCGAGAAATTGTCCGCGAGCGACATCCCTGAGCACCTACACGAAAAGGTGAAAAAGCAAGTCTCCTTTGCCGGGCTTGTCAAAGACGGCAAATTGGATGAGGAAGCTTTTTCCGCCGCGGTAGATGCCGAGATCGAGGACGGCTGGCCCGTGGCTTCTTCAGTTCAGGGAACCGGAGCGGCCTTTAAAGAGGTCGATGGTGCTGCTCAGACGAGGGAGAAGGAAGAAAAGGAAGAGGACGATCTGGTAGACAGCATGGTCAGCCTTGCCCAAAACCCGATTGACAAAGAAAAAAGCTAAAAGAAAGGAGGTGAATAAGGATGTTAGGAAACACTCCATTTATTAACAGGGGGGGGCAGGACGATCCTTCCCGGTTGTTTTACAGCAACCAAAACCAGGCACTGACTAAGCCGATTTCGATTCCCGGAGGGTTTGGGGTTGTCAAGTCGGGCGCGGTCATGGGAAAAATCTCCGAAAGCACCAATAGGCTGGGTTATTACACGCCCTATACTCCGGAGGCCCCTTCTGTTGGGCTGGCCAATCCATGGGGATTCGCCAATCTACTTGCAGACGTGTCGTCTGGGACCACTCTTGATGTGCTTCTGGCAGACAGCTACAAGTTTGCCGTTGGCGATCATCTGGCGTTGGCCGATGACACAAATTATGCGGCCGAAGGTAATGGGGTTAAGGACCTGGGTGCAATCACAGCGATTGACCGGACTACTTATACCCATAAAGCGGTGATTACGATCACCACCGCTGTTGACAATGCTTATGCGATTTCCGATGGTGCTGCAGTCTGGATTCAGACTACAACGGCGAGCCCGCACGTGAAGGCCCTGGGCGTTTTGTTTGCCAGTGTTGATACAGGCGAGGGTGAAGACAGCAAGGGTGGCGATGGCGTCCTGATCGTTGGGAATGCCATGCTATATAAGGATTTGCTGTATCATTATGACTCCGAGGCCCTGGCGGATATGAGTTGGGGTCGCGAAGATGGTCAATTCTTAATTTTTTAATGTAAAGGAGGTGAATAGCTGATGCAAGGAGTTAGTGGAATACCGGAACTCAGGCTGACCACACTTCAGAAGTTGATTGAGAGGTTTATGACGCCTCCCAATTTGAAACTGACGAAGATGTTTGGGTCGGATAAATGGGATTCGGATAATATTGAGTGGGAGAGCCAGATCGGGAATAGGGGATTAACCCCCTTTGTTGCTCCCGATGCAGTGGCACCGAGAACCGCTCCTTCCGGGGTAGCAAAGCACCAGGCGCACGCAGCGTTCTGGAAGGAAAAGCAATGGTTCAACGAGTCTTTTTTAAATAACCTTCGCAAGCCTGGAACGGACAGGGAGCATTATAAAGCCCAGAAGTACCTGGCGCGTGAAGCCGGTAGCCTGCGGAACAGATGTGACCGCAGAAAGGAATGGATGTTTGCTAAAATGCTGACGGCCGGATCTTTTACTTACAAAGAGAAAGACGGCATGAAGGTAAGTGTTGACTATGATGTGCCCAGCGACAACCTGGTAACGCTTGGAGCTACCCGTAAATGGGATGACGGAGCTTCCAGGAATATCGTTGAGGATATCATGGATGCCAACATTACCATGAGCAATAACGTTGGAGAGAAGCTGGCTGTGGCCATGTTTACCTCTGAGATCCTGAAGCTGTTGGTTCTGGATCCCTCTATTCAGGCGTTACTCTCGAAGTCCGCTTTTGGCGACGGCGATTTATTCGCAAGGCCAGAGGAAGTCCTTGGAAAATTGCTCAATATCGCAAACATGATGCTTTATGATGAGCAATATCAGATTCGGGCATGGCTAACAGCAGCGGTGACCGGAGGCTCTACTACGTCTGTGACCGTAGACGAATCAAGCGATTTTGAAGCAGGGGCAACCCTTCGCTTTTTCGATACCTCGGCGCGGTCGTGGGAAGATGAAACCATTAGCAGCGTTGATGAACAGGCAGGAACCATTACTGTCTCAACGGCCCCGGCCACATCTTACAAGGTCAGGGAAGATTATGTCTATATGACCAAAAAGTTTTTGCCCACGGATAAATTTTGCATGTTTGCCCCGGCAGTTGAAGGGAACAAAATCGCAGAGTTTGCCAATGCGCCGTTTGGCTTGGACAGAAATTTTGGCATGAATGTGGACCGTCACGAGGAATGGGATCCTGATGGGGTTTACATCCGAGTGCAAAACAAAGGTTTGCCGGTTCTTTACCAGGAAGATGCGATTTACGTCCTGACGGTGACCTAATCGAAAGGAGGTGATCGTTAATGACTGAGAAAGGATTTAAAGGACCGATGCCCACTCCGGTGTTTGAACAGCAGGTGGCCAAAGCAGTAGATCTACCTCTTGTTTATCAGTTTTCCGGAGAGATTACAGCTGCAAAGAAATATTTCCCTTTAGGATCGCCCAGAAAGGCTGGGCAAATTCCCGAAGTTTTCTTTTCGGTCGGTGCCAGTGGCAAGGATGATGACGAAACACTTTCGATTGAGCTTGATATTCTGATTAATGGAACCTCGTGTCTGACTACTGGGGCGACGATTGCCCATGTGTCAGGCGAAGCTTCCCAACAGAAAACAACGGTTCAATCGGGCGATGGAATTACCGAGGCTGTAATGGACGGTGACAATGATTCATACGACCCGGGAGATGTCATTACAGGCGTGTTGTCTCTCACAAGAACAGCTTCGCCGACCACAGAAATGGCAAATGCCTGTGTGGTCGTACCTCTTAACCCAACTTAAAAGGAGGACAATCGATGAGGATCGAATTGCTTGAGAGCTTAAAGGGAAAGGCTAATGGAAAAACCGTGACCTGGCCAAAAGGTC